GTGAGCACCTGAGCGGCAAACAGTGCTTGCCTGACGGGAATCGGCATACCTTCACCAACAAAGGATCCAGCAACCGAGCGCGAGTTATCCCGCGTGGGGATTGAGATGCGTCCAGCGCGGCCGAACTGCAGCGACAATCCGAGCGTGGCCAATTTCGGGTATACCGCGACGGGCAAAAGTAGCTCCATGACGTCGGCATAAAGCATCTGGACCAATTCCGCAGCCCAGCCGTCCACCGTGGTCATTGCAGGATCAGTTGGCGCGCGCGCGACATAGTCGTTGAACACCCGCGTCGTGTCCTCGGCGTAGCGCGGATATTCTTTCGCGATCTGCTGGCGCGCCATCTCTACGCTGATCTTGCGCAGATGCGAGAACGCTTGGCAGACTCCTGCGCGGACGATGATGTCGAGCCGCTCGTCTTTTTTCGTCGGGATCTGATTCTGCCGCAGCTTGGGCTGGCCGTTCATCGACACGACGGCGCGATGCGTGCCGTCGCCGTTCGCCGCTTTGGCAGCCAGGAGCTTTTCCGAATCCACGAGCACATCGCGTTGCTTCTGCAACTGGGTGATGCGCTCCTGTAAGTCCTTGGTAGCCTCCAGCTGCGCGTCGCTGACATTGCTATCATCGACAGTGCTGAGGTGGTCAGTCAGTTTGTCTTGGTAGCCGCGAATTTGCGTCTCCATTTCGGAGATACGTTGAGGAAGCGTGCTCATGGCCCCGCTCCTTTCTATTCTGGTGATGACGGCGTGCTCGCCGGGAACGTCGCTGTGCATGTCCTTGCTTCGCATGCGGCCGTGCTCGGCGCCGAAGACAAGATCCATGGTGGCGGCGGAGAGGTTGAGCGACTTGGCCACAGCCAAGGCGTTCGGATTAGCAGGAACTGAGACCAAGCTCGTTTCGACGAGTTCTTGCCGTTGAAAATATTCGCCGACGATCTTGTCGCCGTTGCGCCGCGGCTGTGAGTGGATCGGCTTAAAGCCGACGCTCACAGCCTTGAGAATGCCCGCCTCAACGAGGCGACGGATTTCATCGATGCGTGGCGAGGTGCCTTCGGGCGCCAGATCAAGATAGCCGCGCAACGATTGGTTCTCAACGCGAAGATCGCGCCATTTGCCGATCGGCGGCATGTCGCTGCGATGCGCCCATAACGCGACCGGATTTTTCTTGAAATTCGTGAGGTCCCAGCCATCAGCCTTGATAATATCGCCCATTCTATCCGGGCTTTCATCCGAGAGCGTCCACAGCGAATCGCTGGTGACGTTCTCAGCGTGAACTTTGTGCCGCAGCCGCGCGGCACCGCTACGATTTTCCCAAGCTAAAGCACACAGCGAGTTCGCATGTTCTTCATCAACGTCCTGATCGGCGATCTCGTCGACGCAGCGATCTAGGAATTCGCTTCGGCTCTCATCTTCCTCCGGCTCCGGCACGTCGATGTCTTCGTTGTTGACCGCCTTGACGCCCTTCTCGTCGTTCTCCATCCGCGAGAAATACGCGTCGAGCACGCCGCGCGCGCGATCCTTCACCGCCTGCGATACGTCGGTCACCTGCGGCAACCTCGAGGCGGCCGCGCGCAAGCCCGAGGGAATGGCTTTCAGTGTCCCATCGATGAAATCAGCGAATGGACAAGAATACGAACCGCGTAAATCGCCATTTGCTGCGTCGTAAATCAGAAAACCGCGCTTTGCCAAATTAGCTTGACCGCCATTATCGTTCTCGACGCCGATGTTGGCCTTATCGAGCATGCGCTTCGCCGCCGCGCTGCCGTCCCACGCACGCTCAGTCTCGGCGAGCGGCAGATCGCGCGACGCACCGCAAACCCAGCGCTCGGCTTTCAACTTGTCGAGCCCGTCGCGCATCCGCGCCAGCATTTGAGTGACGTCGAATTTCGAAGGCGGCGAGCCTCCACGTTCTTCTCGCCATGCACTCAGGCAAATCGCAACCATTTGTTCTTGAGGACGTTCGGTCTCGCTTTCGGTCGCCAACTCATGCATGCAATAGCGCATGAATTCCGATTGACTTTCGCCCGTTTTCGGTTTGCGTAGGGGCATAGCAGCCTCCTTCCGTGCATCGCGCCACTTTGCGCTGCAGACCTCGTCGGCCTTGTCGCGGCCCATGCCGCCGGCCATCACGCCAGCGGTGCAGCGCTCAAGGAAAAGCGATTGAGTTTCGCCGGGCTCCGGCCATTGCTTGATTTTCAGCGGTCACGGCTATACATTGTAGACACCACAGGACTGCAGTTGGACGAGTTAGGACAATGGCACCACAAGAGTACGATCACGCACTTGAACAAGATCGCCGCAACGGCGGCATGGACGATCCCAAAGCAAATATGTACACGGCAGGTTTTCACCGACGTTTCGCGCGTTTTTCGAAAGCGGAATTGATTGATCTCCTCGGTGAAATCAATTGGGAGCGTAAGCTCTGGTTTGATGGCTGCATGGAGCGCGACGGCAGTAACAAGCGTGTAGCAGATAGCTATTGGACATCACTCGAAGAGGAAATGGCTGCCGTTCTCAACGCGCGATATCTGAATCGTCATCCGGGAGGAACTATGAATGCGGACTGAGTTTGTGCGCTGGGGCAACAGCATTGCGCTGAGAATCCCGAACGCTTTTGTCAAAGAACTTGGCGCGACCGAGGGCAAGCGCGCCGAGATGACGGTTGAAAACGGTGCCCTCGTCATCAAGGTAGAAGCGTCGAAGCGAAAACGCCGCCGCTATTCATTGGAGCAATTGCTTGACGGCATCACCAAAGAAAACAGCCATCCGGAGATCGACTGGGGGCCGCCAGTTGGCAACGAAGTCTGGTGACGCGGCCTATTGCCCAAATGCCGGGGATGTCATCTGGATCGATTTCGACCCTACGAAAGGACACGAGCAACGCGGTCGACGTCCGGCGCTCGTCCTAAGCCCACGCGGCTATAATGAGCGTGGCGCCAATCTCTGTATCGCATGCCCAATTACCAGCCGTCGTAAAGGCTATCCGTTCGAGATACCAATCCCGCAAGGCCATGCTGTCACTGGCGTGATTCTCGCCGACCAAGTACGAAGCATCTCATGGTCAGAACGCGGTGCCGAGTTTCTGACTGTTGCGCCAGCAGAGATCGTAAGCGACACGCGCGAGAAGATCGCGGTGCTGTTCGGCATCGATTAGTCTACCGTTCCGGCGCGATGATCGGCGGCGTGGCGGCGATGTGCGGCACCGATGATGCCTCGCCGCGAAGTATGTGAACGCTCGGCAGCCCGAAGAGCAAAGCGACGAGAAGATAAAGCGCAATCACCGCCACTAGCGCCAGATAAAGCCGCTCGACTTCATTCGGCGGCCCGAAGCCGAGATAGCCAAGAATCCATTTGGCAATCGCGCCGACTAAGAGCAAAAGAATGACGACAATAAAAATATTGATCAACCCTAAAAGGATTCCGCTGACGCTCATCTCTTTAGCTCGCTGTGGAAAATTTACTGACGCCGCTTGCACCCAACCAACCAAGCGGCTATGCACCGCGCCTCTTTTAGAGGACGCGGTTTTTCATGCGATTGCTGCTCGAAGATTTTATCATCGTTGGCATCGTCGTCGTGCTGCTCGCGGCTATTGTGCTGGTTGTTTTGGCGTGGTGGCTGGGAAGTTAGACCCCCACGGAATAATTCAATCGCGCGTCAGCAAGCGGCGGGCGGCATCGTCGGCGACTCGCCGAAGTTGGTCGGCGTATTCGGAAATCGCCGCGAGCGCTTCCTCGAGCTTGCGGCGCTCTTCCAAGATTAGTTCGGAATAATGCCGGACCAAGTCCGCGTGGTTGTGGGTGCGCTTTTCAACCATTGGCGATCTAGCCCCTTATACGCAAAGTTTGCGCAACTGCTTGATTTCATTGGATATTATTTTTGCACGCAAATCTTGCGTATGCGCAAAATTTGCTTATCTTCGCCGGTCGGGCCAGTCTCACCGGTCGCACCAGTCGGGCTTACCGTATCGGAATCGGCATACCTTCACCAACAAAGGATCCAGCAACCGAGCGCAACTGGTGGCAACGGGGAGGGTCAATAAGCGTGCTGGGACGCGAGCTGGCGCGATCTCTCGCGCCTACCGCCGACCGCGGTTCCGAGGCCGCGGAGTTTCTCGGCATCAGCCGATGGTGGCAGTTTCCGCAGTGATCTAGCTGTCGCAACAAAATACGGCGATCCCGACGAAGAGCCGATGCGGATGAATGGGTATCGTGGACCGATTGGATCGGAGTGAGCGAGGCACAAATGCCCAGATCGCGAAGGAGAAACCAGCAATGAATTACACGCCCGAACAACGCGCCATCATCCAGCGCATCGGTGAGATCTCTGCACGCTTCGACGCGACAGTAGCCTCACACCGTGAGGCGCAAGTTGCGGCAGGCCGGAATCTTATCGATGCCGTCGCGGCACTGACTACTGCCATCGAGCGCTCAAACGAACTAATGCCGCTATTCCTGCAGCACGGCGACGCGTTCCGCGAGTTCCTCGATACTCTTTGATCGAGTCAGCGCGACGCGCGTTCCCTGAAGATAAAAGGAGTATCACCAATGCGAATGTTTATTACGCTGGTTAGCTTGCTCGCGCTCGTCAACATGGCCAGCGCCAGTGAGCGCGAGCAGACACGCAGCTACTATGATCGCAACGGCAGTTTTGCTGGCAGCTCAAGCACGCACGGCAATTCGTCGAGCTTCTATGATAAGAGCGGCCGCTTCGACGGTAGCGCTATCCGCAATAGCGACGGGACGACATCGTTCTATGACAAGAGCGGCCATTTCACCGGCAGCTCGACCACCACGCAGCCGAGATAGAGCCAGGCGGACCTATGACAGACAAACGCAAAGACGTTGTAGCCGCATTGCTGGATGGCCGTGCTCGCTCTCCGTACGTTTCATCCGAGAGTTTGGCCCGAGAAATCCTTGAAGCACTTGACCAACGCGCGCTGGAAACAAAATGGGAGCAGCCGCGCGAGAAGCTCTTGGAGGATGCCAGCAACTGTTGGATACCGCACCAAGACTTGGTCGCCGAATTGAACAAGCTGCCGGGGCTCCCAATTACGGATGGAGACATATCGGCTCTTGTCATCGAAAACAAAAAGACTTGGCGCGAGCGTATTGGGGTTCCGGAATACAAGGAGGGCGATCCAGACGATCAAGCTGATTGTTTGCGCGTCTATAAGCGCGAGAAGCGCGCGGGGACCGCGTTCATGGCAATACTTACCCTGATCAACGAAGAGGTCGTATCGCCATCGCGGCATAGATACTGGCAAGAGAAACACGAAGAGATTAAGCGAGAACACGCCAAGGCGCTGGACAAGCGATTGCGTTCAGGCGTGGATTTTTATCCCACGTGTTTCGACAAAACTCAATCAAAGTATGGGCGGCTCGATGGTGCACTCTACCGACTGATCGGAACCAAGAAAAATCGATACGGAAATCTTCGCGCACCGTATGAAATCTTCAGCGTCAAAAAAATCGGCGATACAGGCGTGCCAGCCGAACCGCACGTTTTTCCCAAATGGATAGATTTCCGCACAGCTTGGTCAGGCCATCACATCAAGCCCGGTAAACGGGGACGACAATGACGACGAAAGCTTCTATGACGCGAAAAGCGAGCAAGAGCAAAGGACGCTGAGCCATGCCGATTATGTTGGAGAAGCTATACGACGCGCTGCGGGCCGCGGATGTCCCCGACGAGAAGGCGCGTGCCGCGGCGGTCGAGGTCGCCGAATTCAAGGATGCGATCGCCGCGATCCGCACGGACCTCGCGATCCTCAAAGCCATGCTCAGCATCAATCTCGCCATTACAATTGCGATCGCAGTCAGACTGTTCATCGTGACATGACCGAGCACGATCCCCGCCTTCGCGGACCACAAACATGCGACAGCCGAATAAGGGGCGAATAACGAACGGAGACCGACGATGACATATACTGGTCGTGCAGCTTCGCCTCGACGAAACCGCCGTCGATATTGAAGAGCAGGCACGGAGCAAGCGAAAGCAGCAATCATGACCGCCAAACAATATCGGGAAGCCGTTGAGCAACTCGGCCTATCGACGCAAGCCGAGGCCGCGGAGTTTCTCGGCATCAGCTTGCGGACCTCGCACTCCTACGCCAACGGAACAGCACGAGTGCCGGAAGCGGTCGCCAAGCTCTTGCATCTAATGGTCCGGCGAAACATCAAGCCGGCGGACACCATGTTCCGAACATGATCTACCGCGCGAAGCGCAAATGAATCGCGAAAGGAACCGCCTCATGCGACTTTCCCGAACAGCACCATCAGTATTATAACGATAAAGAACATCAGCAAGAGGAACAGGATCACCCGCTCAAAGGTACGCTTCCAAGTCCGGCACGACATTACCTCCGATCTCTCCCTGGAATGGTCGGCCCAAGCCAAGATGAACGGCTTGGGCCGACCCACGCGGTTACGCTACGCTGATCGGAAAGAAGAAGCTATGACCACGCACGAGCTCAAATCATGGCCTGATTTCTTCGAACCGATCTTGAACGGCGCGAAGAATTTCGAGCTGCGCGTCAACGACCGCGACTATCAAGTGTTCGATTTGCTCTGGCTGCGCGAGTGGGATGATAGGACAAAACAGTACACCGGCCGCCAATGCTTCCGGCAGGTCACCTACGTCATGGACGGCGTCGGCGGTGGATGCATCGAACCGCTCAAGGGGCTGATGCGCGGCTACGTTATTTTGTCGCTCGTCTATTCGGATGGAATGTAATGATCTGGCAATTGCTCGATCCACGCGTGACGGCCGATCTCGGATTGACTGGAGAGCCTGCGCCGGGCGTCCGCCGCAGGTATTATTTGTTAAGTTTTCCCGTTTAGGATCTGTTTCGTTTTGCGCGCCGCCGGCCAAAGGCAATCAACCCAACGCACGCGGCAATCAAGCCAGGCAGGCCAGCGCCGACGATTGGGCCGGGCACAGCGGAAGGAACGGCGATCAAGGAGTCTTGGCCATCGTTCGCCGCCATGCATGGCGTCAGCGACGGACACGGCGAGCCCCAATTGCCGAAAGAGCCAACCGTAAGCCCGGTGCCGAATTGCGCGACCAGACTATTGAACTGAGTCTGCTCCGCAGTGGTCAGAGTGAACAACAACGCGCCGTTGCCGTTGCCTTGATCCGCACTAGCTTGTGCGGGCGTGATGTTGAAGCCGGACGCCGGAAGTTGGAATGTGCCTTCCGCCGTCGTACCAGAGAACAACGTGATGCCCATCGTGTTGAGCGACAGGCCCGTGCCTCCCGTCTGACTTACGTCAAACGCGAGTTGCACCATTGCTCCCGAATTCCAACCAAGACTGCCGATGCTCGGGGCGTTCGACTTGTTTTGGCCACCCGGCCCATTGGCGATAGCATCACCGGTATCGATGGCGCCACCAGAACCGTCCGGTGTGACCGTGCCGACCTCGTTGTTGCCAGAGGTCGGCGTGTGCATCGTGATCAGCCTCGGAAAATTGCCGAAGCCCAGCGCCGACAAGTCGACTTGGCCGTCAAACATCAGATCAGCCTTGGGGGTCGCCATCGGCAGTGCAAGAAGCATGGCCGATGCAAGAAGTACCTTCTTCATGAAAGCTCCTGTTTCGGGGGTTGGAGGAGTTCAGCCTCAACGGAACACTACGGCCCTGATTTCATCTGTTCGATTCTCCCGTGCTGTAACAACAAAGTGGAAAATCACGTGCGACGACACTGCCAGTGTACGCATCCTCTCGCGTCGTGGCGGGTGCAGCGGCAGCGGCGCGTTGACCACTCGCTGGCTGCGATATGTGTAGCCCCGCATAGCGTAGCTGTGGAGATAGGCGCGGACTTGGCGGGCTCTCCACACTGTGTTAGCGACAACAATAAAATTGCGAGAAGTATGCTGCGCATCGTCGATGTCGTTGTAAAAGCGCCTTATCCGATCAAGGCGGCAGCGTCAAACGGCGCAGGCGTTTTCCGATCCCGACTACGCAATCCCATCATCATTGCGAGCGCGACGGCGCCGTCGATTCTGAATTGCGCCTTGTCTTTGTCGAGTTTGCGGTTGCCCGCCGGGTCCATCGTTGCGACGGCGCTTGCCATATTCCAATTGAGGACGGGATTATCTGGATGAATGATTTTGCGATCGAGTATCGCTCCTTCAAGCGCATCGATGGCTGCCGCCATGTCCTTAAAGCCTTGTCCCCACGGAACCATTCGGAGGCCGGCGCCTCGCTCTCCTTCTTTGTAAGCTTGCAGGCCGATGTGGTCGAACGCGCGCATCAGATCATCCACGCGCCAGCGGTCGTAGGCTAGACCAATGATTCGGAAGCGCTGGCTCAATTCCGCAATGAATGTCGCGACGACATTCGGGTCAATGCTCTTGCCTGGAGTCGTCAGGAGGTGGCCGGCTCGCACCCACTCTTGGTATCGGCGATTGCCGGCTCCGAAGTCGCGGCGCGATTGCTCGGCCAGTTGCTCAAGCGGCTTCCAGAAGAACGGTCGGATGCGCGTTGGCTCATCTGCCGAACCCATGACCAGTGCGGTGAGATCGACGACGCTGGACAGATCGAGTCCGAGATAGACTTCCTCGCCATCGACAAACTCGACTTCGCCAGCGCACGCCATCCACTCTGCGCGCGAGATTAGCGTGGCCGTCGGCGAGACACGTTGGTTTAAAAATAAATTGCGAACTTTGGGCTCTTCCGCCGGCAATCTTTTGGCCTTGCGTATGGCGGCGACCAAATCCTCACGATCACGAAACTTGCCAAGTGCTGGGTTGGCTTTGAGCCACTGTGCTTCGTCCTCGAGATCGCAGTTTTCATCGGCAGCATGGAGATGGCAAACGATTGTAGGATCATTTCCTGACAATCCATCATCGATCAACCGCGACAAGACATGCTCAGGCTCGTTACTCTGCGTGCTAATGACAATGAACAGCGGCTCTCGAGTTGAGCCGAACGAAGTGTCGAGCACGTCGTAGAGGTCGCGGTTTCTGGCCTGCGCCAATTCGTCAAATATGCAAACGCTCGGCTGAAACCCATGCTTCGTTCCAGCCTCGGCAGAGATTGCGCGATAGACCGATCCGGTGCGCCGCGCGAGCATCGTCTTCGTCGACGGAATGATCTCGATCTGTGCAGCAAGCTCGGGCTCACGCATGACAATCTGTTTGGCAAACTTAAAAACAATACTCGCTTGCTCGCGATCATTCGCGGCGCTGTAGATTTCCCCATTGAATATCCGCTCAGGCCCAACGAGATGCGCTAGCGCAATCGCGGCAATCAGCGCGGTTTTCCCGTTGCGGCGTCCAAGACTAAGGATAGCCCTACGCACAACTCGCTTGCCATTATGGTGAGGCTCATAGATGTCTCGAATGAACTCTTTTTGCCAGCGCATTAGTTTAAATGGCTTGCCCTCACCAACACCACTTGGAACCGTCAATACTTGGATAAAATCAATCACCGCCTGTGCGCGTTGCCTGCCGTTTCGTGTACGCCTTGACCGAAAAGAACTTCGGCGCTGCCCTTGCGATTCTGTGTTCAGTTCCGTCATGTCTTTTCCCGCGGCCTTTGATTAGTGCTCTGTTGTTCCACTCGCGTCATTGCGCGGCTCCCGCCATTTGCCTTGTCTGCGCTGAATTTTCCGATGAAGCCTCCACGCCAGACGTATGTGAACCATCCTCATCCGCCGCATTCTCATCGACAGATTTACCAATCGCTCTCGCTTTTGACGGAGCCTTTCCAGCACCCACGCCCGTTCAAGACGAGTATGCTTCTTCGGCTGTCTTGCTAACCTCCGTGGCGAGGGTTCTTCCGCCGGATCGTAGCTCACGAAGCGGCCGCGCGAGACGATAGTATGGCCGCCAGGGTAGTGTCCGCGACGACTCATAACCCCAGCCGCAATTTATTGATAGGAAGCAATAAGCCCGGCGAACTTGCTATGTCCGTCGCCATTGTCAAAAGGTCCGGCGGCAAGGCGCGCACGCGCTGCTGGCGTGAGTCCAAATTCTCCGGCATATCTCACCATCTCAGCTGCGGCCCTGTTGGCCACGAAGACCAGCGGATTCACTCTCGCTCCGCTCTCGGTCTTAATCAAAAGTCCACTGGTGACAGGATCGCGGGCCGCCATAGCCGCGAGCTTTTCCTCGGCGATGCGCCAACGGCCGTACGCTTGGCAATAGGCGGCGAGCGGCCCGATGTCGGCGACCGTCAGCAAATTAATCCGATAAAGCTCTGGCGCGATCCGCCACCATTCATCCAGCGCGTAGCTCTCGATATGGTGCGGCGGCTCTGGGCATTGCGGCGGGATCTGGGGCTCTGGCTCATTCTTGGGAAAGGGCTGTTTGCCAGGATTTCCGCGTAAGATTCTGAGATGAGTCGGGACCTTGTGTGACATTGCGATCTAACCTTCTACCTTTTGCGCTTTCTCGCCAGTGAAGTTCTGCCAGCGTTCAATTACCAAATCACAATAGCTCGGATTGATCTCAATCGCGTGGCAAGCGCGGCCAGTCATTTCAGCGGCGATGATCGTCGTGCCCGAGCCGACAAACGGATCATAAACCGCTTGCCCCGGCGAGCTGTTGTTCTCGATCGGCCGCTTCATGCACTCGACAGGCTTTTGCGTGCTATGCCCAGTTTCGGATTTCACTGGCTTGTTGATTTGCCACAGCGTCGATTGCGAACGATCGCCTGACCAATGGGCGGTTTTTCCTTTGCGAACTACGTATAAACAGCCTTCATGCTGAACGTGGTAGTGCCCTCTCCCTATTGGAAATTGTTGTTTCGCCCAAATGATCTGCATCCGTATTTCATATCCGCTCTGCATCAATGTTTGCCAGAATTCAAATTGTGTGGGTCCCGCCGGGACCCACACATAAGCGACATCGCCGGGAAAGAGCCTATAAACCTCACGCCAGTCGGCACGATCGTCATTCTCAACTAACCCTATGGCGCTCGCGCCATAGGGTTTCCCATTCGCGCGATCAGCACGGTTGCGCCAGTCAGGATCGTAATCGACGCCATACGGCGGATCGGTCACCATCAAATGCGGCTGCACGCCAGCCAATGCCTTCGCAACATCCTCAGCTTTCGTCGCGTCGCCGCAGACGAGCCGATGCCGGCCGAGTTGCCAGATCTCACCACGCTGCGCTACCGGAACAACTGGCGGCTCTGGCACCTCGTCCGGGTCGGTTAGACCGGGATTACTGGCGGTAAGCGTAAAAAGCTCCTGCTCGGAAAAGCCCATCAATGGCAGGTCGAACCCCAGACTAGCCAGGTCCGCGACTTCAAGCTTGAGCAGCGATTCGTCCCATCCAGCGTTGTCGGTTAGCTTGTTATCCGCAATGACATAGGCCCGCTTTTGCGCTTCCGTCCAATCGCGAGCAACGATAACCGGTACATCTCCTATACCTAACCGGCCCGCAGCCAATACTCTCCCATGGCCAGCTATGATTGACCCCGTCTCATCCACGAGAACTGGCGTTGTCCAGCCCCAATGGCGGATTGAGGCCGCAATCTGCCCAATCTGCTCCTCGGAATGCGTCCGGGCGTTCCGCGCACTCGGAATTAGCCCCGCAATTGCGCGGCGCTCTACCTTGTCGGCGGGCCAATTCACCATGCTTTTCCCCGCTCTTGGAAACGTTTTTTCTACTGATATCGTCTACAGTTAATTCACCCGCAAACACGTGAAACATTTTCTAGAATAACTTTTTTGGTTTTTAAAATCACACCTCGGACGCTTGCGTTCGAG